TTCACCTCTTGGAGCTTCAGTTACTTCAAGCCAAATAGATTTATTAGCAGTTGTTACAGGTTCAACAACTTTGCGATTTTCAACAAACGCATTAGCTAACGCAGTTATTTATGGAGGTAATACGGGCGCATTGGTTAACCAAACTATTGATAGAACTCAACCAATTAGCTTTATTGTGACAATTCAGAAAACCACGGGAACGGATACGGTTACGTGCGAAAGTGCATTCATTGAAATTATTACATCATGATTTACGCAATAACTAACTTACAAGGTGTTACTACCTACGATTTAACCTTTGAAGGTGCGATGGATTTGTACGTGCCTGGGTGCCGTTTATGGGCGAGTGAAAACGATGGTGAAACCTACTTTGAAATCTTTGTACCATGAAACAAATTTTACACGACCTCGGTATAAATTTGGGCTTATCCTTTGCAGGCTTTGCAGGTTCGCTTGTTATGATTGGCAAGAAAGAATTTTCGTGGCGCAAAGCGTTGGTTAGTATTCCGAGCGGTGTATTCAGTGCGAACTACCTTACTCCCATCGTGGTTGAAGGGTTGGGGATGCAAGGCGGTTCAGCGGAGTACGGTATTGCGTTTATCATGGGCTACCTTGGTTTAAAAGGAACAGAAATTTTTGCAACTAAATTCATTCAAAATGAAAAATCTAAAAAACCTGATGCCTAAAAAGGCAAACGAAATGTCAATTTATGAGAGAGCGACGGCTGAAACCCCACCATTTTTTAAGAAACTGCGCACTATTGGTATTGTGGTTGGTGTGGTCGGGGGTGCTTTGGCTACTGCACCAGTTTCGCTCCCTGCGTCAATCGTAGCTTTGAGCGGTTATTTGATTACGGCAGGAACAATTATTACCACCGTTTCGCAAATTACTGTTGACGAAGGAAAATAAAGTTGTATATTTGTAGCGGATAGCACGGTTTTCGTTGTTTTCGTAGTTAATTTTTTGGTGAAGCCTTCGAGAAATCGGGGGCTTTTTTCATGCCTTCAAAAAAATTTTTTCATTTTTTTTCGCAAAAAGTTTGCACAATTAAATTTTACTGCTTTACTTTGTAGGACCAAAGAGAAAAACAATGAACAAAACACAAACAACTATTTGGGGAATCGTAACGCTTTACGTGTTCCTTCTAACAAGAAACCCATTTACACTTGGTTACATGGTGTTAATCGGTGCTTACATTTCCAAAAGAATTGAAACCAAAAAATCAAAATAATATGAAAACAATGAATGACAAAATGTTTCCAGTTGACGCATTGCGCTTTTGGAAAGTGAAACCAAGCTATGACAAAACCTGTGTAGGTTGGGAAATCTTTATCGGTCACGCTCACTCCGATAATATGTGTGACCCTTTAAGCCATTACATTTTCCAAGATGTTACTGAAATCTTTAAACACCTTCGAGGGTACATCGATCATGAAGACCGCCACGTTGGAGAACTGCTTAACGAGGTAATCCGTTATGATATGAAAAATTCAGAGCTATGTGTTACCGATGCAAGTTTCACCGAGCAAATCGGAATCGGTGTGGCAATCAGTTTCAAAATGAATTTTAACACGGTAGAAAACTATTCAATCATATTTAGCTATTTCAAATGAGAGAACTTAAACAAATGAAACGGGGGCGAAAACCTGCTCGCCCCTTGGTTTCCACGGCATTAGCGCAACGATGGGAACAAGTACGGAATGAACGGAAAATATCCGTACATCGACTTCCAGTATCACCACCAACTTACCGAAAGGTAATTAACACGGGGTACTGCGATCAACAAACCTTGGTTAAACTAACTAAATTTTTCTTGTAATATGCTTACGACAAAACAAATAATTCAGAAATACGGGAAGCCCGATGACGATGGCTCCGATTACTTGGTAACAATCAACTTACCCTACCCGATGCGATTGGCTTGGGATACCAAAACATCAATCAATAAGATGCGTTGCCACCGATTGATTGCAACAAACTTTCAAAATGTGTTCAATGAATTGCTTTCTACTTACGGACTTACAGAACTTCAACGCCTTGGTATTGATTTGTTCGGTGGTTGCTTTGCATTTCGTAAGATGCGTGGCGGTAATGATTACTCACGTCACTCATGGGGTATTGCTATTGACCTTGACCCTGTGCGTAACCAGTTGAAGCAAACATCAAAGACCGCTCAATTCGCCAAACCTGCCTACAAACCAATGATTGATATTTTTTATAAGCATGGTTTCGTTGGTCTTGGTAAAGAAAAGAACTACGATTGGATGCACTTTGAAATTAAATCTTAAAAAAGTTTGCACAATTAACTTTCATTTGTATATTTGTGAACCAAAACAAAACTATGGAAACAATAAAAAACTTGGCGAAAGCTTTGGTTAAAGCAACCGCCCAAATCGAAGGAGCATCAAAGGACTCCACCAACCCACACTTCCGAAACAAGTACGCAGACCTTGCCAGCGTTACGGATGCAATCAAGAAACCGTTAAACGATAACGGCCTTACCTACTCACAAATCATTCACCGCTTGGAAGGTGGCGTGGGTGTAGAAACGCTTATCATTCACGAATCAGGCGAAACCATGAGCAACGGCATTACGTTCGTTCCTGCGCCTAAAAACGATCCACACGGGTACGGCAGTGCGCTTACTTATGCACGACGTTATTCGCTTTCCGCTTGCTTCGGTGTTATCCAAGAAGATGACGACGCAAATGGTGCTTCCAACCTTCGTACAACGGGCGATATTAACAAGGTCCAGAGCAAAAAGGAAGCCGCTCCAAAGTTTGCAAAGGCTGATGAACTGCAACCATTCACGGCTGAAAAGTACGCAAAGCTTTTAGAACTTCACGAAACCGACCCTGAGTTATGCAAGAAGTTGGAAGCGCACTATCGCATTACGTCTGAAATCAAGGCACAATTCAAGAAAGATACCGGAAAGGATTGGAAATGACGCAGGACCAAAAATTAGAACTATTGAAACACCTTTACCCGACTACGGGTAACCGTGAAATAGCAAAGCTAATCAATATGCACTACACTACAGTTCGTTACTATGGTGAAAAATTCGGCCTTAAAAAGAATGAGGAACTACTCGCAGAGCAGAAAAAGGAAAGCCTTGGTAAGTCATTGGAAGTAAGACGTGCAAGTGATTTACGGCATAAGCTTTTAGCAGAAAAAACGCTAACGTATTGGGAGCGTGTAAAGGAGTTTAAACAAGACCAACTACAAACGCACGGACGTAAGCACCCATTCTATCTATCAATCAAAAACAGTTTTTTCAATCATAATTAAAACCAAAAAAAATGAACACGAAAAAAATTTCTATTCAACTAAGTGATGAATACTTAGTGATTAAAATTCCAAAAAGCGAAATCAATTTTCCTAACATTGAATTGCCAAAATTGGAATTATTTGAAGATTCAGTAAAAATCAATCCGTACAAAGAACTACATCAAAATACCATTGGATTTTTTAAAGACATTGCAAAAAAATATGGAACAAATGTAAAAATTTCACGAAACGACAATTTTGTTAAAGAATTAAGATATAAATACAGAATTAACGACCCTCATCAAAATTTACGTAATTTAAGAAATAGAGGCATAATTGATTTAGTTTATCAAGAAAATCAAAAACGTATTGATTATTTCATTTTAAAAGATAATGCACAATGGATATAATCACCCAATCGAATAACTTGCTTTCTTCTGTTACTGGAAGGGAGCAAGTTGAATTGATGCACCAAGAGTTTCGAATGCAAATTGAAGAGGGTAACATTAACCCGTTGGAGTTTGCAATCAAAGCACGAATGATTATTAAGGCCTTAGAGCAAACTTTGAGCGATACGCAATACCTTGCAATAGGCGAACAAGAAAAGCACGGCAAAACGGCTGAAATGTTTGGAGCGGTGGCCACGACTTCCGAAATGGGTGTTAAGTACGATTACGAAGGATGCAATGATATTGAGTGGATTATTTTGAAGGAGAACGTAGAACGTGCGACCGAAATGCTTAAAGCCCGTGAGAAGTGGTTACGATCACTAACCAAGCCCGAAAATATCGTGGATGCAAACGGGGAAATTGTAACCATTACCCCACCAATCAAAAGATCAACTACAACCTTAAAAGTAACAATGAAATGAGAACAAGCCCACAACAACTAATTGACTTCATTCAAAGCATTAAATTAAAAGCTATGGAAGTACACGTTAACGCTGAATACACAGCAAAGAAAATCGACCTTTCAAGGGTTAGCCGTTTCGATATTTTAAACCAACGGATGCAACGCTTATACCGATTGCGTTCCCAGTGCATCGAACACAAGGACTTTTTCAAGGCACTCCAAGCCATGCACCTGATCAACCGTGTAGGGTTCGAACTTTCCAAAACTTACAACTACACAGCATTATGAACTACCCCGACCCAAGCAAAGAACAATTAGCGATTACCCGTGCCGTGGTGCTTATGCAAGCCCTTGCAGAAACTTTGGATGACCTAAAACGCACCAAGGCCTACCGTCAATCCTTGAAGAACCGATTGAACCTTTTAGAGCAAGATTTGTCAGTTTACCTCAATACGCTTTCAGTTGCGTTTTGGGGTGAGGATGAAGAGTTAATGATGCAAATAAGCCGTGGTATTGATGCTGTTACAGGTGCGCTCGCTACGTGGCATCCTGCACAAATGGCGGTACTTGAAGACGTGCTAAATCAAATCGAAGAACAATTTAATCAAACACAAAATGAAATATCAGAAACCACAGAACAAACAGGACATTGAATCCTTAAAATGGAAAATGAGTTACCTAGAAAACCAATTAACGGGACAGTTATGCGACGAAGAAATGATGCTACGTCAAGAAATTAGCGAAATTAAGCAACTGCTTCGATCGGTTGAATACCCTGAACGTCCGACCGATTCAAACTTTGAATGTTTTGGTTGTGGGAGTTAAATTTGTTTTGTATATTTGAAGCAGATTAAAACACCGACGGGACAGGTCGGTTCTAACAACATAAAGCCCTCTATTTGGTTTGCACTGTCCCTGCATTCCATTTAGGGGGTAATTTTTTTATGACTGGTTACGAAATAGACAATCATTTATTTGACTTGGTAAATTCAGAAAGAATAACCATGCAAGCTTATGCCGTCGGGCACTACATTAAAAAGATTCAAAATTTCAAGAATGTACACGTGTTTACGGTGATCATTTCATCCATGGCTACAACGCTCAATATAAGCCGTCAATCAGCATCAAAATACTTCGATGAACTGGTCGATGTTGGATTCATTAGAGTGGTTGAATTGACCTCGAATAAAGGTGCAAAAGTGTACATTGATTGCAAAGTTGATGTTAAAAGTGATGTTAAAAATATTAACACCGAAATAGACAATAAAGAGTTCGATGTTAAAGTTGATGTTAAAGGTGGTGTTAAAAGTGATGTTAAAAATTTTAACACATTAAAGAAAGAAGAAAAAAGAAAAAAGAACTTATCTACTAATAGTAGTAGTAGTATTAAAGAGCCATTTCAAAATTTAAAACCAACCGACTGCAAAGAGTACATCAACGAGCAATTAGAACTTCACATTCACAACCTCAAACAAGCAACCAATTACACGGTAGAACAAATACGCTCCGCAGTTGATACCTTTGTGAACTATCAAGAACTCGAAAGCAAAATATACCACTTCAAAAGCGATTCATTCAAACACTTTGCACACTGGATAAAACGCATTGACCTCAACAAGATCAACAAACCAAAAGAACAAAAGCTAAACGCAAACCAAATGACCGACGACGAAATTGCAAAATGGGTGGTAGAAAAACGATACGGAAAACAACCTTAAAAAAAACGATATGAAAATCAAAGAAATGAACCAAGCAACCCGAACCGAGTACCTCACCAAGCAACTGCTTAAACTGTATTCGTACTTCGGTAACAACGTGGCAATGGATGAAGGTATCATGCGACAAGTGGAAACACTTGAAGAGGACCTCGAAACCTACACCAACCTAACCACCGACCAATTCGAGCAAGCGTTAAGGAACGGACGTAAGGAAAGCACCGACGCTTTCAAACCTTCCATTCGTTTAATTGTGCAATGGGTGGGTAACTACATCGTACGCTTCAATAAGTCAGAACAAAAGATCACACATTCAGGAGCGGAGTTCTCCCGTAACTACCCAATCGAACAGCGCAAAGCGTGGATCATTTCAAGCTACCGTCAATACCATGAAGAGGGTAAGGATATGACCAAGTTTTACGACTTCGGTGCGCCTACTTACGAAGCGATTTACAAATACTGCGGTTACAACCTTTCACACGATCAGCGTGAATGGTGTTTCGAAATGAGCAAACGTTTATCACTTTCCCAAATGTTCAACGCATTTCTTACCCGTGACGAAAGCGATGAGTTCAGAAGCAATCCAACAGCGTGCGCTTACGCTTGCAAATTGTTCTTTGATCAGTTCGCAACCGAAGAGGATTTACGCACCCAGTTAGGGTACTTCGATAAGGTTAGCCATGATCACTTTGTAGCATCCTACGAAAAGACACCGCAGTTGGTTGCGTACATCAGAAAGAAGCAAGAAAATATTTTTGGACTTTCTTAAAAAAAAGTTTGCACAATTAAATTTTACCCTTATCTTTGTAATACCAAAAACAAACAAGCTATGAACACAATGTTTTCAAAATCAGTAGAAGAAAGAGCGATTAACCTAATCATCGCAGGTGTTGACCCAATCGAGGCAGTTAAGCAAGCATTAAACCAAGATACTCAACTTTGTGAGGAAATGATTGCACAAACAACCGATCGAAGCAAAAAAGCAAAAACACAAATTTGCAAAAATGTTTATGGTTTAATCCACATAAATTCCTAAGCTATGAACTTAACAGAATGGCTAACGCTCGAAACCGAAGACGGGGATATTGAATTCAAAGTCCTTGTCGATACCGAAGACCCAAACGATTGGGAAATACTTGAAGTAAGACGTAACGGTGAACCGTACGAACAAAACGAATCCGAATTTTCAATGATGTTAGATATGGCTGATGAGTGGGCGAAAGAAGCGGAGCAAGATTATTACGACGATATGCGTGAAATGTTCAACGATGATTAAACGTCAATCTATGTAGTTGCCATGCACGAACTTAAAATTATGTGGGAATATAAAACAGAAGAATTCAAAGTAGAACGAAATAGTGATAAAAACTGCGATGATATTCTAAATGAATTTGGTAAAGAAGGGTGGGAAGCCTTTTCAATTAAAAAAGAACCATACTTTGACAGAAGATTACAAATTGGTAAGTATAAGATACAGACTGCTAATTTATACGAAGTTAAATTGAAAAGGCGTGTGGAATAATTTATATTCACAGAAATGTTCAACAACGATTAAAACAAAAGTCAGGTAATGCGTAATGTGAAAATGGCATCACATCCTTAATTGGTTGCATCGTTGTAGGTTCGAGCCCTACCCTGACTACAAAGCAAAAGCATGATTAAACGCTCAAAATACAACAATAAAAAAACTAAGGTGGACGGCATTACCTTTGATAGTAAGAAGGAAGCCGATAGATACGTTTTTCTGACGCATAGAGCGACGAACGGAGAGGTGTTGGACCTACACCTCCAAGTGCCTTTCGTTTTCGCCTTAGAAGGCAAAAAAATGTTCACGTACAAAGCGGACTTCGTTTATTACGACAAAACGCTAAGTAAGACGATTATCGAGGACGTTAAAGGAATGCGCACACCGTTGTACAAACTGAAAAAGAAACTAATCGAAAACCAACATCAAATTACAATTACGGAAACATGAAACACTTTCTCCAACGTAACCCAAACAACCGATACGGATTCCAAGAAGGGCAGGAGCTCGAATGGTTCGAGTATCTTTACAATTACGAGCAGTCACTTCGATACGCTTGTAACACCTACCGAGCGAAACGATATGAACATGATTACTACATGGAGCAGTATCTTAACATGAAGGTTGAATTGCGCCACATTCGTCAGTTCCTACAAACAACACTTTGCAACGCTACCTACCGACCATGGCACAAAGCGTTTCTTAAATCCACAAAAATAGACGCTCACTTTAAAAGCTTGTTTAAAAAGAATTTGTTAAAAGTTTATGAAGAGAGCGAAAAGAAAGACGCAAAGTATTATCTTTCAATCATTAAAGCTTAACCATGGAAACAATTACAATATCAGTGGTGAGAAAAACCAATGAGGAAACCACCACAATGATCGTCGAATATCCGTACACTGGCGGTTATCCTGATCTTGAAAAGTTTATTTATGAAACACACTTCATGACCTATAAATTAGGTTTTGCAGATAAGACTGTTGAGGAAGCATTCCAAAACGTAAAACTATAACCATGGAAACAACCAAGTACGGGCGCAATATCGTATCGATTAAATGCACCGACGGAGATCAGTTCCTTCTGCTTTCCGATCTTCACTTCGATCATCCAAAATGCCGTCGTGATCTACTCCAAGAACACATCGAGAAAGCCATTAACGTGGGAGCGAAAATCCTAATCAATGGGGATTTCTTTTGTATCATGCAAGGCAAGTACGACAAACGTGCGAGTAAGGATGATATTAGGCCTGAACATCAAGGCGGTAATTACTTTGACTTGGTTGTTAACGAGGCTGTTGAATGGTGGGCGAAATATGCCGACCATTTACTTTTTGTGGGGTACGGTAACCATGAAACGGCAGTAAGCAAGCGACACGAAATAGACCTCACCGAGCGGTTCGTTTCTTTGCTCAATTACAAAACAGGTGCAAAGGTTTTGAATGGTGGGTACGCTGGGTGGATCGTGTTTACTGTTGGCCGTGCAACATCAACGACTTCACTCAACTTCAAACTGAAATACCACCACGGGCACGGGGGCGGCGGTGTGGTTACAAAGGGAGTTATTCAACATCAACGCATGGGAGCGCAAGTTGACGGTGCAGATGTTCTTTGGATGGGGCACGTACACGAACTTTACCACCACATCAACATCAAGGAAACAATCGGAGATAAAGCACCTTACGAAGTCAAGCAACGCATCCAGCACGATATTCGTACATCGACTTACAAGGACGAGTTCACCGACGGTGCTTTCGGTTGGCACATCGAACGGGGTGCATATGGTAAACCGATCGGAGGTTATTTAATGCGATTGAATTACATTCGAGAAGTGAAAGAGAAAGAGCGCAATTACATTGCACCCGATTTTCAAGCAATTTATTCAAATATTTAATTATGTTTTTTTTCAAATACTCAACCCGATTAGTTATTGTATTAAAAAAAATTGTGATTAAAATACCTTTGGAAAAAAAAGGATTTCTGCAAGGTTATAATGAAAAAAGAATTTGGGAACAGTACAAGGGAATAGCACCATTGGCCGAATTAAAATGGATGTTTTTGGGTATTGTTTGCCAAAAAAGATATTCAAATGTGGATGCTATACCACAAATTGAAGTTGATAATATAAAAAAACTAATTCCGGAATTTGATTTTGAAAATTGCGATTTTTGGAATTACGAAAATTGGGGCAAATATGGTAATGAATTTATATTGCTTGATTACGGCAATAATCCTTATATTTCAAAACTTTATAAAAACTAAAATATGGAAAACGAAAAGTATGTAGGCAAAGGTTGGTCTAACCAGTACGGGGTGAAGGTTCAACTGAAAAAGCAAGATTTGTTAGATTTACCCACCAACCAATACGGTGACATTGAAGTATTTGTAGGTCAACGCAAAGAGGTTGACCAAAAGAGCAAAGCAACCCATTGGGTAAAATGGAAGGCAAAAGACGCACCGATTCAACAAGCTTCTAACATCGAAATCCACCCAGCACTAACCAAGGCGGGATTCGTTCCTGAGGATGACGGGTTACCTTTCTAAAAATTCCCATTCAATAAGTATGCACCCTTTAATCGCAGACGTACTCCAACACCAATCCTATCGTAAGTCATGTTACGACATTGTGAGGGGTACGCACTTCGACGGTGAAGACCTATACCAAGAAATGCTTTTAGCACTACTCGAAAAAGAGGATGCAAAGCTTTGGGAAGTATGGCATTCGGGCGGTCATCGGTGGTACGTGCTATCACTTATTTACCGTTTATTTTTGGGGAAAGGTTCGTTATGGGATCAGAAGTATCGTGACCGGTTGCTACGTGTTGACGTTGATTGGACCCGTGTTGAAGTGATTGCTGAAATCTACGACCATGAAAGCGAGGTACAAACATCGAAACAAATGGAAGCGATTGAGGAAGCTATTGCTGAACTGCATTGGTACGAACGTAATTTATTCATGGTTTACGTTGAAGCCAAAAACATGCGACGTATTAGCACATCAACCACGATACCATATAACAGTATCCGATTGACCATTAACACGGTTAAGGACAAATTAAAAAAGAAATTGAAATGATTTACTTACAAATTTTATTCATTGCGTTTTTCTCTGCGTGTGCAGGGGTAACGATTACCAAGCTAACGGGCATTGGTGATAAGATTGGATTCAAGCCGTTCAACTGTTTTGTATGCCTTTCGTTTTGGACTGCATCGCTTTCGTTTTTTACAACGGTTGATTTTTCATTGATAGGTTATTACCAAAACATTGGTATCTTAATTGCAAACCTTTTGGTGTATTCTATTGGTTGCGGTTTCGTAGCTTGTATCATTGCTTACTTTTTAATAGATAGGATTTACCGATGAAACAGACGGCAGTAATATGGTTGCAAAAATCATTAAGCTTAACATATCAACAACAAATGCAATTTGAAGGATTATTTCAACAAGCCATTGAAATAGAGAAAGAGCAGATATGCGATGCATTTTATTACGGAGTAAAAGTAGATGAGTGGACTATTGAAAATCCATATACTCAAGCAGAACAATACTACAAAGAAACTTACGGCAAATGACCACACCAAACCATTACAAACAAAAGGTACAACCGATTGACCTGATCGAAGCGTTCGATTTGAACTTCAACCTCGGCAACGTGGTGAAGTATGTAAGCCGTGCTGGGCGCAAAGGCGATACCTTGGAAGATTTAGAAAAAGCGTTTTATTACCTTAAAAGAGAAATGCAGAAATATGAAAATAGCTAACAAAATGACCGACGAACAGTTGAAGCGGTTAGAACCACTTTACCCTAAATGGGTTCAGTTTCAAAATGAAAAGACTTTGCGCCTGAGTGCAGAGCAGGTCGCAATCATGGGT